CCAAGCTCTATCTCCCCGATAACGACGAGTACGGTCCTAGCCGGTCCTTATGAGTACGAAACTAAACAGGATGAGTAGTAAAGTGGAGCAAGTGTTCCCGGGCCGTAAGGGGGCTACTGAGCCTCGATTACATAGCCCTTACCTCAAGGGTCCTAATCGTGGCGATGAGATTGCTGAGCTTGCTGAGAGTATCGGCCTACCGCTTTTACCGTGGCAAGATTTTATTATTCGTGACATGACCTCGATTAATGAGGATGGGATGTTCCGGCGCCGTAGTAATTTGGTTTTAACTAGCCGGCAACAGGGGAAAACTCATCTCGCGCGTATGATGATGCTTGGGCATATGTTTCTATTCGATAGCCCTAACGTGCTAATTATGAGCTCTAATAGATCGATGGCTTTAGACACCTTTAGACAAGTGGCCTATGCGATAGAGGGCTCTAGCGAGCTTAGCAAGCAAGTACGACAAATCAGGTATGCCAATGGTACCGAGTCTATAGAGCTTAAAAATGGACATCGTTTAGATGTAGTCGCGGCAACTAGAGACGGAAGCCGCGGCAGGTCCGCCTCGTTCCTCTACATCGATGAGATCCGTGAGATAAGCGAGGAGGGCTTTAGAGCTGCTACTCCGACTACCCGTGCAAAAATCAACTCCCAATCACTTTATACGTCGAACGCGGGAGATGCCTTTAGTACGGTGCTTAATGATCTACGCGAGAGAGCTTTATCTTTTCCGCCTGAGACGTTTGGCTTTTACGAATATAGCGCGCCTCAATTCTGCAAGATAACAGATCGTGACGGATGGGAGTACTCGAACCCGGCCCTTGGGTACCTATTCGATGAAAGCGTTTTAGAGGAGGCCGTTAGTACTCAACCGGTCGAAACGACTAAGACAGAGATGTTATGCCAATGGATCTCATCAACGGCGAGCCCGTGGCCACATATGGCCGTTGAGGATGCAAGCGATAGCGAGCTTAAATTGTCACCGGGTCCACTTACTATATTCGCCTTTGACGTGGCACCGTCGAGGCGCGATGGGTCGCTTGTAATGGGACAAGTCCTCGCCGATGGCCGTATAGGCGTACAGGTACTCGAGGTATTCCACTCGGACGTATCCATCGATGAGCTATTTATGGCCGATCACATCGCTAAATGGTGTAAAGACTTTTACCCTCGGACCGTGTGCTACGACAAGTACACTACGGCCTCTATTGCTAAACGCCTCGAAATGAACGGCATACACATAACCGACATCTCAGGGCAAAAGGGGTATCAGGCTAGCGGGGACCTTTACGAAAGCCTTGCCAATAATCGGCTCGTACATCCGGGGCAAGATCAGCTCGTTACCCATTTTGCTAATTGCGCCGCTAAAGAGTCCGATAGCTCGTGGCGTATCGTGAGGCGTAAATCGGCCGGGCCCGTAGATATTGCTATCGGCGTATCCATGGTCGTACATATCCTTAATCAACCGATGGCCGAGGCCAAGGTATACATCTAAGACACGCGGCGTAATACCTGATTTTGTCCTTGACATTTTGAGAAAATCTCTCCCATGGGATTACTCCAAACGTTAGGCATCAAATCTACCCCTAAGGTAGAAGCTCAGTATGCCCCTGCCGTAATGGATACTACTTACGGTTATGGATCATTTAATACTAATAGCGCTTACGGATATAACGGTATTGGTATTGATCGTAATTTTGCTTTACAGGTAGCAAGCGTAGCTCGTTGCCGTAATTTAATTGCGGGCGTTATTGCATCCATTGATTTATCACTATATAAAAAATCAACAGGAGAAAAGTTAGGCTCGCCTGTTTGGTTAGAGCAACCTGATATTCGCCAACCTCGAAGCCTTACTATCTCGGCTACCGTGGACTCGCTTATGTTTTACGCCGTTGCATATTGGCGCGTTACATCTTTGTACGCCGATGATGGCAGACCGTCCGGCTTTGAGTGGGTAGCTAATAACCGAGTTACATTTACAACTAATCAATACGGTACAGAGGTTAAAGATTATTTTGTAGATGGAAACCTTGTACCTATGGCCGGTATTGGATCGCTTGTAACTTTCCAATCGTTGCTACCTGGTGTATTACAAAGTGCATCTACAACTATTAAAGCTGCATACGATATACAACGCGCGAGCGCGGTAAGTGCAGCTACACCTATGCCTACAGGTATCTTAAAAAATAACGGCGCTGATTTACCTGAGTCGCAGATCCAAGGATTACTAGCAGCTTTCAAGAGCGCTCGCCAAAATCGTAGTACCGCATATTTAACGAGCACTCTCGAGTATGTCCCTACATCTTTCTCACCTAAGGACATGACATATAACGAGAGCTCCCAATACCTCAGTACGGAAATCGCGCGCGCGATGAACGTACCGGCGTACATGATTTCGAGCGATATGAATAATTCGATGACGTACCAAAACATTTTAGACGGTCGCAAAGAGTTTGTAGCTTATTCGCTGCAACCTTACATCTCAGCTATTGAGGATCGTCTATCAATGAACGATATTACAAACGCATCTAATCAGGTCCGTTTTGCCGTAGATGATACTTTCTTACGAGTAGATGCTAAAGATCGTTTAGATATTATCGAAAAGATGCTCAATCTAGATCTAATCGATGTTGAACAAGCTCGACAAATGGAACAACTAACACCGCTAGGAGATACAAGTGCTACTAACGTTTAGCCAAGAGATACAAGCCGCAGATACGGAGCGCCGTATCGTGTCGGGCCTCGTAGCACCATATGGCGAGGTAGGTTTTACAAGTGCAGGGCCCGTAATGTTTGAGCGCGGGTCTATTGCTATCCCGGATGCAACACAAATTAAATTACTATCGCAGCATCAAGCCGATAAGCCGGTAGGTCGCGCAATTAGTTTTAGCGACTCAACAGAGGGCGTATACGGATCATTTAAGTTATCGAGTAGCACTCGGGGACAAGATGCACTCGTATTAGCTCAGGAAAACCTAGTAAGTGGCTTATCCGTAGGGGTCGATGTAACGGCCTCTAAGCCTATGGGTGATTACCTGTTAGTAACGGCTGCGGTCCTCAAAGAGGTTAGCCTCGTAGAGAGTGCAGCCTTTTCTAGCGCATCCGTAACTGATATTGCCGCAGCGCGAGCAGCGCTCGAAGCCGCGACAAGTACAAGCACAAAAGAAAAAACTACAACGATTAATACGACAATCGTAGAGATCGAAACCGAAACAGAAACCGAAAGCGAGGAAGCTGTGACTACAGCCCCAGAAAATACACCGGAGGAAACTCCGGTAGATACACCGGCCGAGGCTGAAAAAGTCGAAGCTGCTCGAAAGATTATCCGTCCATCCGTACTAGACTCTCAGAGACTACGTACACCAATTACATCAATGGCTACATATACAGAGCACAAGATTAAAGCTGCTCTAGGAGATGACACATCAAAGCTATATGTAACCGCCGCGGATGACAGTTTCTCTACAAATCCGGCGTTTTCTCCAACTCAATATCTATCAGAGTTTGTATCAAATACTAACTTTGATACACCTATGATTAACGCTTTATCTCAGGGAACTTTGCCTAATTCAGGTATGACTATTCAGATCCCATCTCTTGTTACCTCAGCTGGTGGCGGTAATGGTGTTGCACCTGTTGTAACAGTTGAGGCGGAAGCCGGAGCGGTACAAAATACAGGCATGGTAACGGAGTACCTAAGCGGTACAGTTAAAAAGTACGCCGGTATGAATACAATCAGCGTTGAACTACTAGAGCGTTCAGATCCAAACTTTTACGCTGAGCTAACTAATCAGCTACAACGCGCTTACTCACTAGCTACAGATGCAGCGGTAATTGCAGACGTAGTAGCCGGTGGCGTACAAGGTACTGCCGTAGCTGCAACTAGCGCGGGTATCATCTCTTACGTATCTACAGAGTCAGCTAATATCTACAAGAATACAAGCTACTTTGCTAAGAACTACGTAGCTGGTCCGTCACAATGGAGCCTATTAATGGGCGCTACCGACAGTACAGGCCGTCCAATTTACAACGCAACGGCTCCTATGAACTCAGGCGGCCTATCTACACCTACATCTATCCGCGGCAACGTCCTCGGCTTGGATCTATACGTCGATCATCAGATGGTTGCTACAACTATTGATGACTCAGCGTTCATCGTCGCACCGGAGGCTATGACCGTTTACCGTTCACCTCAGGCATACATGAGCGTAAACGTTGTATCTAACCTACAGGTACAGGTCGCTATCTATGGCTTTATGGCCACTATCGTAAAGATGCCTAAGGGCCTCGTACGTTACAACCTAACCTGAGATAAAACCCAGTAGTCGGGAGGGCTCTTAGCCCTTTGAGCCCTCCCGGCCTTTTTTAAGTGAGGAGTTAAAGATGCCAGCTACATACGTAACCGAGGCCGAGCTACGCTCTAATCTTGGTATCGAGAACCTTTACTCCTCCGACGTTGTAGAGACCGTATGCCAAACGGCTCAAGATTTACTTAACCAATTTTTATGGTTTGACTCAGCGCCGGTAGTTGGTGCAACGCTACAAAATAACGTAGCTACTGTAATGATCGCTAACCCGTTTATCTTTAGTACCGGTCAGAGCGTAACCTTGAGTGGGTGCGGCTCAACCTTTAACGGTACCTACACAATTACCGGGACTATGCCATGGAGCGCAGGTACCGTAAATCAGATCCCTAGCCTTGTATGGAACCCTTATACATGGAACTGGCCGGCAGGTTATAGCTTTATTCAATTTTCTAAGACGGCAGCTAATGTAAACTTTTTTAGGATCTTGCCTTATGGATCAGCGGTAGGCGCAGATCTTAAAACAAACTCATACGCAACTACTCCGGCTATCCGTGAAGCTGCGATGATCCTCGCGGTCGATATATGGCAAGCTCGCCAAGTCTCACAAACCGGCGGCGTATCGATCGATGGGTTTAGTCCATCGCCTTACCGCATGGGTAACTCAATGATCGGCAAGATCCGCGGACTTATCGCCGGATATATGAACCCTAACGCGATGGTCGGATAATGACCGTACCTATTACAACTTTACGCGCCTCACTAGCTGCGGCCCTTGCTAATGCGAACGTTTGGAATACCTACTCGTTTCCGCCACCAACAATCACGGCTAATAGCGTTATCGTCGCGCCGGCAGATAATTACATCACGCCAAGCAATAACACATATGCGACTATTTCACCGCTTGCTAACTTTAAAATTATTATGACTGTACCTATGTTTGATAATCAAGGTAACTTACAAGGTATCGAGGATTTAGCCGTAGCGGTATTTAATAAATTAGCCGCCTCATCTATCGTAATGAACGTTGCCGCTATGAGTGCTCCATCGGTATTAGACGTACCAAGTGGATCACTTTTGACGGCATCTTTTGACGTCCAAATACTAACGAGCTGGAGTTAAGCATGAGCCTAACCGACGAGGATATCGCCTTTCTTATCAAGATAGGGCAGATCACCGAAGCACCAAAAAAAGAAACAAAAACACCAACACCTACTACACAGAAAAGCGAGGAATAGGCGATGGCCGTATTTCTATCCAACGGAGTAGTGGTCACCCTTAACTCGGTGGTCCTGTCCGATCATGTTACAAGCGCGACGATTAACCGCGTATTCGAGGAGCTCGAGGTTACGGCCATGGGTGACTCATCACGTAAGTACACAAAGGGATTAGAGACAAGCACTATTGCTCTAGACTTTTTGAGCGATACCGCAGCAGCTAACGTTAACGCTACGCTACAAAGCGCATGGGGTACAACAGTACCTATTACGCTTAAGCAGACTAGCGCGACCGTATCAGCTACTAACCCTCTTTACTCAACTACAATCCTAGTAAATAACACTACAGATATTAACGGCGCGGTCGGAGATATCGGTACTCAGAGCATTACGTTTACGTGTAACTCACCAATCGTAATTACAACCGCACCATAACCAAACTAACAAAGGGGCAAACAAATGGCACGACTCAAAATAACAAGGGCTACCGGTGAGGTATCTGAGCATCAGATTACTCCACGGATCGAGTATGCCTTTGAGCTCTACGCTAAAAAAGGTTTTCATAAAGCCTTTCGCGATGATGAAAAACAAACAGATCTCTTTTATCTTTCGTGGGAGTGCCTTAAGTCAGCCGGTCAAACGGTACCAATGTTTGGTCCCGAGTTTTTAGATACCTTGGCTAAGGTCGAGGTAGTAGACGATCTACCTTTAGCTTAGGGCGGGACTCCGTAACTCATTTGATAGCTCAGTTATCAATTAGGTTAGGGATCCCGCCTCAAGCGGTACTCGATCTTGATACAGAGATGTTTAAGATGTTAATTAAAGTATTAAACGAGCAAGCGGAGGAGGCCCGTAATGCCAGTCGCAATAAAAGGCGTACGCGAAACGGTTAAGGCACTCCGTAGGCTAGATCCTGAGATGTTGAAAGAGATGAACGCCGAGGTACGTGCGGCGATGGTACCGATCCGCGATAAGGCTCGTGGCTTTGCTCCATCGCCTCAACCGGATAACCTTTACAACTGGAACGAGAACACCGTAGGTAAAACTATTACGGCTCGTAACTCTATGTTTAGAACTTTTAATACTGAGGGCCGTGTACGTATGTTCCCGCTTTACGATTATGAAACAGTAAGAAAAGGGATCTACTACTCTCAGGCTCCAAGCAAGAAAAACCGCAACGGATGGCAAGCTCTTTACTTTGTAGCTAATAAATCTGCCGCCGGCGCTATCTATGAAACCTCGGGCCGTAAAAACCCGGCTGGAGATCCTAAGAGTCGATCCAATAACCCTAACGCGGGCGCTCACTTTATCGCTCGATCAGGTCCTCTATACGGTGACAAGCAAGCCGAGCGCGGTCGCATGATTTATCGCGCGTGGAAAGAGGACGAGGGTAAGGCTCAAGATGCCGTATATAGAGCTATAGAGAAAACTGTAGATAATTTTAATAATGGCCGTTATGGCATGAGTACCTACGGTTTGGCTGCATAATGGCGATACCTAATTTAATCGTATCGGCGGTAGCCGAGTGGAACGGTAAAGCTCTTACTAAGGGCGCTAATCAGATCGGTAAGTTTAATCAAACCGTTAAAGGACTAGGCCGTACCCTTGGCGTTACCTTTAGTGCCGCTGCCCTTTTGGGTTACTCTAAAAAAGCCGTAGCAGCTTATGGCGAACAGATCGCTGAAGCTAAGCGCCTCGATACCGCTTTACGTAATCTTGGCTTTAATTTTGCTACCGCTGAGGCTGAGGGCTACATCGATAGCGCCGAAAAAGTAACCGGCGTAAATCGAGATCAGCTTCAACCGTCATTTATTCAGCTTGCACAAACTACACGTTCTACGACTATGGCTCAATCAATGCTCAATACCGCGCTCGATATTAGCGCCGGTACGGGTATGGATTTAGCCTCAGCTACAAAGATTTTAAGTCAGGCATACGTCGGTAATCTTAAAGGTCTCAAGCAACTTAACTTAGGCCTAACTAATGCGGAGTTAGCTAGTAAGTCTTACTTAGAGATCGAAAGACTTATTGCGGCACAATACGCGGGCCAATCTAAAAACGCGGCGGACTCATACCAAGGCTCACTCAATCGCCTTAAGATCGCAGCTGAGCAAGCAAGCGAGCAGATCGGCCAATCTTTAGTATCGGCTTTAAGTACATCATCCGGCGGTATGGATAAGCTCATCGATAAGGTCGATAATGCGGCGGACTCTTTCTCAGGTCTTATCACTAACGTAGCGGTATTAGCTAAAGATCTAGGCAATTTATTCGCAAAAATACCGGGCGCAGGTGCTTTAGATAATGCCTCTAGAGCTCTAAAGAATTATGTCGGTAGGTTTTCTATTGGTGCCTTACGTACCAATGTAGATAGAGTCCTCGGCCGCCAAGGCGGTTTTCCTCAGGGCGTACCTCAAGATCTTAAAAATATGCAAGCTAATGCCGAAAAGGCAAAGATGGACAAAGAGGCTATTAAACGCCAAAAGGAATTATTAGCGTTACAGAAAAAAGCCGAGCTTGCTAAGAAAAACGAGATTTCACTTACTAAGGCCGCTGAAACTTTTGATACTAACCGTATCTCTATTGCCGCAGCTCTTAAGGCTACATACGATAAAGATACGCGCTTACGCCTTGAGGCTCTTATGGCTATCGAGGATGAGGACGGCGCAAAAGCTTTAGATCGTATTAAGCAACTAGGGATACTTACAGAGGCTAATCAAACCGCCAAATTGAACGGCCTTAAGGGTATTACCGAAACAGAACTAGCCGGCCTCAACGCCGTACTCATGAAAGAGTTATCGGCTATTGAAGCTGCCAAAAATGCAAAACTAGCAGCTATCAACGCATCCGGAGCAGATCAAGCCTCTAAAGATGCAGCTAAATTAAAAGCTATTGCCGATGCCGATGCGGCCGAGGCTGCCGCTTTTGCCAAGTATAACGATGCGTTATCTAAGCAAGGGGGCTTAAACGATCTAGACTTTTACACAAAGAAAACTCAGATTACGACTCTTGAGATTATGCGCTTGGCATCTATTGAAAAAACTCAAGCGGCACAAACTCTAGCCGATCAAATTGCTTTAGCGGCTGGATTAAAAACCGTTGAGGATATCGAGACCAAGCGTAAAGAGGCGGCGGCGGCTGAGGCAGCTGCACAGGCGGCCGCGCTTGCCGCTAACACAGATTTAACTAATGCTAAGTTAGCTAGTATTGCGAGCGTTGCAGCGGCTCAAGCTGCGG